AGCCATCGCAGCCTCCAGTTGATCGCGGCTGACGTATTCCACCCCGTTGATCGTGCTGGTCTCAAAGCTCATGTTAAGGACAGGACCGCCGCTGGAACCAGGGGCTGCGCCCATCGAGGCACGCAGGTCGCTGTTGGACATCACGCCGCCGCTGGTGCCAGGCACAAACAACTCGGGGCCGCGCTCGCCAACGAGGTAAGGGGTGGAGGCTCTAACTGAACCGCCGTCTGCCCTGAATTGGGGTGCACCTGCTGCATATGCAAAAGCATTTGTTTCTCCCCCGGTTGCTGCACCACCAGCAAAAGGCGATGTCCCACCGCCGCCACCCAATGCTTTAAGGATGGTTTGGAGAATGATCATCGTTAGCTGTTTGGCGATGATCTCGGATGCCATCTGAATAAAGGCATCGCCGACAGATTGGAAGAAGCTGGCGAGGGCTTCTTGGGCCGTCATCGTGCCAGAGATAATGCCCTGGAACGCTTGGCTGAAGGCCGTGCCAATGCTGTCTGCCACCGATACGGCGATGTTGCCGATGTTGGTCAACTTGGTCAGTTCGTCTTGCAGGGCACCGATACGTTTTTGGATGATTTCGCCGGCGGTTTCCGGGGCAGCAAGTTGTTTTTTGAGTGTTTCAATTTGCTGAAGTTCGGGATCGGTGTACTGTTTACCGCGTTTCAGCGCATCCATTTCGTATTGAATACGCAGACGGTTGCGTTCGGCTTCGGTGGTGGCGTTTCTAATATCTAGTTCTTGCTGAAGGCCAAGAATTGTATTTTGGGCGTTTTCTTTCCGTTCCTGTTCTAAGCGAGTCAAATCTTGAGCAGTTTTTTGAATAATCAAACCCTGTTTTGCTTGCTGTGCTTTTGAAATAGCAAGTTTACCTGCTGCACTTTGTTCTTTTTCAAGAAGATTGACAGTTTCAATGCCCCACTCAACAAGTTGTCGTTCGCCCTCCAAACGGCGAGCCAGCATCGGATCTTTATTCATTTCGGCAGCAAAAATTTTCTGGCTAAATTCCTGCTGGCGTTTGTATTCAAGAGTTATTAAACCCTGAGAACGTACAAGTTCAGCGATACGCGCTTTTTCACGTTCTGCAGCTTTAGCCGCTTTGTCCGCACCACCGCCTCCGGTGGGAGCAGCCTGCGAAGGAGCTTCAAAAGTTTGTAACGGCGTTTTTGTTTGCGTTGGAGCAAATGCTCCGGGTACAAGTTTTTTAAGCTCGGCTTGTTTTTGTTGATCGTAGAATTTCTGCGCGGCAGGATTAAATGCCCGTATACCCCCTAAAGGTCCGAATTTTTCACGTGTGGCAGATTCAGCAGCGCCAGCGGCGCGTATTTCAGCTTGAGCCATTCGACCGCCGTTCATCAGATCGGCCATACGAGAGATGGCACGAGCTACAGCGTTTACAAAATCCGCAACCCTGTCAGTGAGCCACTGCAAAGCAGGGCCAAAAGTTTTTACAAGATTTGAGGCAAGGCCGGCTAGTGATTTAGCTAAATTATCAACACTATCTTTTAAATTTTGCATACTTGTTTTAGGTTTGTTTACTGCATCTGTCCCTTCATTACCCATTTTTACAAGTGTATCAATAAGATCCTGTACAGATATTTCACCGTCTTTCGCCATTTTTAATATGGCGTCTCTATTTTTACCGTACTTATTAGCTAGTTCGCCCTGTATATTTATACCTTGACTGGTGAGTTGATTAAGTACTTGTTGGGTTACTTTGCCGGATTCCAGGGCTGTGGTAATAGCGTTACCTGTCTTTTCAAAAGAACCTCCATATTTTTCAGTGAGCGTTGTAACAAGCTGAATAGCTTTAGCTTGATCTTCTACTTCTAGTCCCAAGCCACGGATATTTTGGATAACAGCTGTAAACTTTTCAACATCTGTATTTGCAGTCTTAAAAGCGGCGGACAGTGCTTGAGTTTGTTGAGACGAAAATCCAATATCTTGTCCTAATTGTTTTATAACTTGGCCGCGAGATGCTATATCACCCAATAAAGTGCCCACAATAGATAGACCAAATCCAAAACCTCCGCCCATCAAACCGCCGGCTAGACCGCCCAGAGCACCACCGGCGGCAGCACCGGCGCCTTGACCGAAAAGAAGCGGAAAACCCCCACCGATAAGAGCACTACTTAATGCTCCCCCTAAACGTCCGGCTCCTCCTCCTGCTGCTCTGGTCAAACCGCCTCCGGCCGTTGCTGCCGCAAGTGCTGCTGGGGATCCCGGCATGTTTGCGGTGCCGCGAATGGGTGAGGCGGGACCTCTTCCGGCTCGAATGTTGGCGGCTTGGGGACCTTGTAAACCGTAACCTGCATTAGCAGTGGCTATTACTTGACGACGATTTGCTACTTCCTGTGCAATTAAGAAGTTGCGCCTAGCGCGGGCTTTATTTTCTATTTCCATTGCGCTCACAAGAGACTTCACCGCCATTTCTTCTTGGCGGGTTCCTTGTGCAGCTTTTCTTAGTGCGTTTTCGGCCTTAAATACAGCACGACTGTAATTTTCCATGCTGGCAACATTAAAACCTTTGCCTTCAAGTAACTTTGCATTTCTATTAACAACGTTAATTGAGTTGTTAAGTCTGTTCAGATTTTTTATAAGACCGTCTACCTGTGCGCCACCGCGGACGGCAATTTCAATATCTGCGGTGTATTTCGCCACGGCTACGGAGCATAGTCTGGTACTTCAGTTTACGCTGTAAAAAGCCGCCGGGGTTAGCGGCGGCGTCGGGCTTTGTCGATCTCCTTCTGCTGGTCCTCGTTGAGGATGCTGAAGTAGGCGCTCCAGCCAATCAGCTCTTCGGCGGTCATGGTGGTGCTGACTTCGGAAAGAGTCTTGCCTAACTCTTTGGCGACTCCGAATTGGAGCATGAGCCAGTTGTCTTTCCGAAGTTCGGCACTCAGGATTTTGGGTCGATGGGCTCCGCGTCGTCGGTCAGGATCGCCAGCATCAGGGCTTGCAGATCCTTGTCCTTGACTTCGTTCTTGAGCACGTCGATCTCGCCGGTGCTAAACAACTTGGCGCCATTTTCGTCGAGAGCCTTGGCGATCAGCAGTTGGAGGGCGAAGGCGTTGGCGTCGTCGGACTTGGCTTGTTTTTGGGCGCGTTCGCGCTCGGCCATTGTCAGGGGCGCCACCCACATTTCAAATTTGGTGCCGTCGGAAAGTTCGACGATCTTTTTGATGGGCTCCAGGTTGGCGGCCTTGCGGAGGCGATCAATGGCACGCAATGAGCTGGGAGCAGGCATAAAAATCCTGATGGTCTCGGATTAGTGTAGCGGAGTAGAGACAAAAAACCCCGGCGGTGAGGCCGGGGTCCGGGTTTCGTCCGTTTTGCAGACTATCAGGCGGAAGTGCTGAAGTCGAAGGTCGGGGTGGCAGCCGGGCGGAAGTTCACCGTCACGGACTGGGCGTCGTCAGGGTTGACGTTCATGCTGGCCGAGGTCAGCGTGGCGTCGAAGCTGATCGAGCGGCTGAGGCTTTCGCTCACGTTGCCACCGCTGTACACGCGGTCGATGTACAGCTTAAAGGCGGCGCCGGTCTGCTGACGCTGGAGCACGTCCTCAATCATCCGGTTGGACATCGAAGCGTTCTCGTTGGTCATGTAGACCGTGGCAGTGCCAGTGCCGTCGCCGAAGCCGGCGATGTAGCTGCGGAAGGGGACGTACTGACCTTGGGTTTGACCGATGGTGGTGACGTCGATCTCAGCGCGGTTGATCTCGAAGGTCCAGTCGCGGACTTGGCCCACGGCCACGAAATCGGCGTAGGCGACCTGGAACTCGTTGGGGGCAACGGCGGTACCGTCGTCGGTGATGGCGAGAATGGTGCCGCCGGCGCTGGTAGAGACGGTCAGTTCACCGGTGGCAGCGGTGTAGCTGAGCACGTAATAGGTGGTGGCTGCCGAGATAGGAGCAGGCAGGGTGCCGGAACCGGAGCCGCCGGTTTGGCTGTTAATCACGCTGAACTTCACGGGGTCGCCTACCTTGAGGTTCAGGTAGGTCTCGACCGTGATGGTGTCGGTGGCGATGTTGACGCCAGACTCACCGAACGAGCCGGTGGTGCCAGCGGGCTTGTAGTAAAGAGCGCCGGACGTGCCGGACAGAACGGTGGTGGCCATTGGCGTACCAGGAGGTTGTTACAGGGCGGGCACTGCCCGGCTTATTACAGGTTAGCGCCTGCAATAGTTTCTTCCTACGACAGCACGGTAGCGACGTAGGAAGTGTCAATTCGCCCCACGAAATGGGGCGCATCTTCTGTAGCTGAAAATGTAGGGCCGTTGATTTCACCCACCTTGAAATAAACGCCGGTTGTGCTCTTCGTTGAGTTGTTGAGGGTTTCCAGCACGTTGACTGCGGTGGTTAGCAGGGTTTGGTTGCGGGCGGGACCACGGCCTTTTTCGGTGAAAATGCGAATGATTATTGCTCCGCGGGCGTTGTCGACGCTGGAGGTCAGGGTGGGTTCGTTGGTGATGCCGAAGGTGACGTTGACGCGGACGTATTCAGTAGTTGTGTTGGGTGGGACGGCGGTGATGTTGTCGAAATAGACCGGCACCGCTGGCACAAGAGCGCCAAACGCTGTTAGTAGCGGGTTTTCGACGGCGGCGCGGATGGCTTGGTAGTTCATAACTTCACATTACGGAGGGACTGGTCCATGTACAAGCTGATGGTCTTGTCGATTGCTCCGCCGCGCAAATAGGTGGTGTACCAGTCCAGTGGGGCGGTGCGTCTGTTGGGGCCGGTGGGATTTACAGCTAGATCGCCGCGCAGGCCGCTAACTCGTTGGCCTCTTTCTGCTTTTTTGATCGGTTCGTATCCCGGATAACGGTATGTACTTTCAACTAAATCAAGAGCTACATCTGCGTGAGGGGCCTTGTTTGCAATGTAGTATTTAATTTCTGGTTTGAATTTAAATTCGTCAACCGTAAGAATTGGCGCTTTAAGTCGTTGGGCTTCGCCAGATGCGCCAGTCCCAGTGGATACTTTGCTGGGGGTTGCTATTTCCCAAGAGTTTGAGAATTGGCCGGACCAAGCTGGTCCCTGTTCTTGTAGCTGGAGGACGATGTTTTCGGCGCTGCGTGCCACGCCGATAATGAAGGGGGCAAGAAAGCCGGCTTCGATATTTTTTGCCAAGCGCATAAAGTCGTTGCGGCGGCGTGCCATTATTGGGGCCTCGCTATAACGATGTGCAGGACTGGGGCGTCGCCGCGATAGGTGTTGATGTTGAGGATTTTGGCCTCGCGGGTAACGCCGGCTTGGGTGTACTGGATGCGGTCGGCTTCGGTGGGGTAGTACGTTCCAAGCTCGTTGCTGCCGAAAATAAATTTAACGTCGGTAGCTTGGTACAGACCCTCGGATTCTCGGGGTGTGACGCGGGTGATGACGGCTCTGACCGTAACGTTGGTGTCGGCACCAGTCACATTGCCGGTGGTGGGGTCGTAAGTGCGGGGTGTGGTGGTTTTGATGTACGTGATGTTCTGGCCCCAGTCCGCTAGGAGTGAGGTCGGGATTGGGGCAAATGTGTCGTCAATTAGGCCCATGTCACCCTCGGAAGAGGCGGACGGCGTAGTTGGCGGCGCCGCCCATGCAATAGGGGCCTAGATAGGTCTGGAGCCAAGGGTAGACGTCGAAGACGTTGTTGATAACGCCGCTGGTCTGGCTGGATTTGTTGTATTTGACCTTCAGTTCGCCAAGTTCCACTTGGTCGTAGATGCCGGTGGTGCCAGTGCTGCCGGTGATGGCGTCGGTGTCGTTGGCGAAGGCGCGTGCCAGCTCGTAGGTGGCGGTTTTGATGCCGTCGGGAATCAGGGTGCAGGCGAGGTCAACGCCGTCCACCGTGTAGTTATCGCGGGGCCACTTCAGGGCTTGGGTGTCCGTGCAGCGGTCGCCGTAGAAGCTCAGCGCGTCGATCCAGCGGGTGGCGGAGATCAGGGCGCGGTTTTTTTGGTCGGTAGTCTTGGTGGTCCAGGTGCTGGAATCAGGCACCGTTTCAAAGTAGGTGTCAGCAGCCGCCAGCGTCACATAGCTGTTGGCCGAAGCTCCACCCACTGTGGCGTCAATGGCGGCGGGCACGGCTCAAT